TGAGAAGGCAAAAGATTGGAATTTAAAAAATAATTATAAACTCTCTTTGAAAGAATTTAATCAAAAACTTGAAGAGCAGAATAATTGTTGTGCAATATGCGGTAGAAATTTCTCAGAGTTCAAAAAAGGGGCTCAAGTAGATCATAACCACCAAACTGGCAAAGTTAGGGGACTGCTTTGTAGTCCCTGCAATACTGCAATAGGATCATTAAAAGCAGATAAAGGTATTGATGTTCTGTGTTCTGCTATTAGTTATCTAAGGAATACTGATGGCAGATAAGAGTGAGACTAATGTTTTGATGCGAGCTAGAGATGCTAAGTTCCGTCCAGAAGATTTGGTCATTGTAAGTAATTTGGTCGGACTGGGGTACAATGCCTGTGAGATCGGGATGATCCTGGGATACCAAGGCAAAGCCCTAGATGGCTGGAAAATCTCCGCTGGCAAGACCTTGGGTGAAGATGCTCGTAAGGCTGTTAAGGTTGGACTGGAACAAGCAGACTCCTTGATGGTCAAGGATTTAATCACTCAGGCCGTGGGCTACGAATGGGAAGAGGTTAAGACCACCTATAAACCCATAGAAGATTTCAACACAGATACAGGCGAACCAGAAGTTAAGATGGTTGCTATTGCTGAAACTCGTACTCGTAAGCGTCAGCCGGGCAATTCAAGGCTGGCAGAACTACTTGTGACCAACAGATTGCCCGCCCTGTTCAAACGTGTTAGCGAGATAAAAAAGTCCAGCTTCGAGGCCAAGGCCGAGTTGTCAGAAGATCAAATCTCCCTGCTGATCGGGAGACTATTAGAGGCTACGGAGACTAAGAGAAAAACTATTGAAAGTGCAACTATATGAACACATATGATTTTGATGCACTGACCACGGCCAATTTGCTGCTCGACATGGCAGGTAAGATTATGAAGTGGGATGAAGAAGAAGGAGACAAACTTCTTGATGTTGCGATTGATTTGACTAATAAGGCTATTAAAGTTACATGAATCTGTCTGATCCAAAAACTTTCTTCAACGAAATACCTAAGACTCTAGCAGAGAATGTGGAGTTCAGGAAGAAGCTGCACTCTTTTCTGGAGACCAACCCAGAGGAGCAGCAGAAGTTTTTAAAGCTTTTATTTCTTGACCCAAAGATTGCATTTAATTCTTGCTTCTGGACTTTAGATCCGAGAAATGCTCCGGGGTCTCGCAACTTGCCTTTCATTCTTCGCTCCCACCAGGAGAGGGCTGTTGATGTTCTAACTGACTGTATCAATAATGGCAAAGTCATGGGAATTAACAAGAGTCGAGATGAAGGATGTACAGAGATTGTGTGCAAGACCGTTGCTTTGTACCTATTTCAGCCTGAATTTATTGCTGTTGTTGGCTCAAGAAACAAAGTGCTGGTGGATGAAAAGGGCGATGAAACAACTCTAATGGCAAAGATTGATTACGCCCTTAAAACAATGCCACCTTGGATGCAGACATACCTGGGGCATGTGGAGAGAAAAGAATTACAGATAAGGGTGCCAAAGTTTAAGTCTGGAGTCATTGGTGAGACTACCAATGAGAACTTCAGTGCTGGCCGACGTGCTACCATGATGTTCTTTGATGAGTTTGGTCGTGTGGAACCCCGCATTGCTAAATCCATTAGAGGTTCTATTCGAGATGTTACTACCTGTATTGTATTTGGATCAACTCATTGGTATGGAGAACATCATCCGTTTAAGCAAGAACTTGACAAGAGAAGTACCCAAGTCGTGTCTATGCCTTGGTGGGAGAACCCTACAAAGAATTATGGGCTCTATAAGAGTCCGGATTATAATGTAGTGGAAATAGTTGATGTCGATTACTACCTCCGAGAATATCCTAAAATTTCTATCCTCCATTCCAGTGATCCCTTCAAGGTATCTGAACTTGACAAAGATTTACTTAGCTCAGGCTACTCAGGAGAAACGCCCCGGTTTGTTGCAGACGCCTGTGAGCAGATTCCTGGAGATGTGAGAAGTCCGTGGCACGATCAACAAGAGGAAGACCGACAGGGAGACAAACGAGACTTCTTGAGCAATGTGTGGATGGACCCAATTGCATCCTCCGATACGTTTTTCAATGGTACTATTTTGAAGCGAATCGAAGGGGAGTTCTTACACCCTACAACTTATGAAGGCGAGCTTGTTTGGGAATATGATTCATCCGGTCGAGTTAATGAGAACATAAGATTCGCGGATGGTGCTGGACGCAAGAGGCTGAAGTGGTGGGGAGAACTTAAAAACCTTAAGCCATTGTCGGATCATAACTTTACTATTGGCTGTGATCTGAGCATGGGAAGTGGAAACTCCAACTCAGTGGCCGCTATCTATGATGTTAACTTACAGGAGATCGTTGGTACTTGGGTGTGTCCTAATACTGCTCCTGATTTGTTCATGGATACTGTGGTGGCCCTAGCTCGGTGGTGCAACACGGCCCTGATTAACTATGAAACCAATGGGCCAGGAGTAAACGCACATAAGAGATTACTTTGGAATGGACACAATAGAATTTATGTTCAGAGAACCGAAGAGGCACGACACAGAAAGATCAAGAATAAATATGGTTGGACCTCCAACCCCCAGACAAAAGAAGCCTTGTTGGGTGACCTGGGTGTAGCTCTTTCGGAATCTCTTAAAACTTCTAGGGCCAAGAGTTGTAGAATTTGTGACAAAGAAATACTGCATGAACTAACCTGCTATGTGTTTTATGAAAGTGGTGAGATCGGGGCGTCTGAAGATCAAGATACAACTTCTGGAGCCCGTAAGAGACACGGTGATCGAGTTATTGCCGTAGGATTGGCACTGCTTGCTTCAAAATACCAAGGCTTAGGAGTTAAAGAAGAAACAGAAGAGACTCCAACCAATACCTTTAAGTACCTCCTAGAGCAAGAAGATAGAAAACAGAAGACCCTTAAACATGAGATGCGTAGATATTTATATTAGGAACTGTGATGGGACATTCGTTATATCGACAAGATAAGAAAACTCCGTTCCCCCAGCGGTTGCAGCAACTGGCTAAGTTGTGGCAGAAGAAGAATGAGGTGCCAATGCAGCACCAAAACAAACTTCTGGAGCTTTGGGCCTCTGGTTTCTACGATGGTGGATATAGCCGAGAGCATCTTATCAACCTGATAGACCGTGGAGTATACACAATTGTCCCCTACTTGGTAGAGGGAAATCCTAGAGTCATGGTAGAGACCCTGGCCGTTAACTACAAGTCTTGGGCCTACACCACTCAACTAGCCCTTAACTTCTTGCTGAAGAAGATGAAGTTTGCAGACAAGGTTCTCATTCCGGCTGCTATCAATTCGATGTTTGGGGCGGGGATAACCAGAACCTTTACTGAGTACAACAGAAGTATTAGTCTGGATGATGAGGTTATCAAATCAGGTTCTCCGACTGTCAAGGTAATTCACGACTCCGATTATATTGGTGATCCGATTGCCAAGACTAGAGATGACTTTGTATTTGAGGGAGATATTTATCGCCTTCCTACTGAGTATGCAAAGGAACTGTTTGCTGCTAAGGTTGACGGGAAACAAGTAGCTGATTATATCTGTCCTGATGTGAAGTTAGCCACAGACTTTTCTCCTGATCGGATTTCTGATCCCAACTTTAATGTGCAAAAATACTCCCTTCGAGATACAACGACTTTCATTGATATCTATCTGTATGACGAGAATGTTACTGTCACTATTATGCCGGAAGGCCAGAAGGCCAGAATACTCAGGACAGTAGAAGAGGATGGCCCCTTTGAGTCTCCCTATGATTATCTGGGATACAAGTATTTTCCCAATTGCTCCATCCCTATTCCTCCGGCTTGGTTCTGGCACGACCAGGATGTGTCAATGAATATTGTGGCACGCACTGCAAGGGAACAGGCTGAGTCACAGAAAGACCTACTGCTTGCTGACAGTGCCAATAAGGACCTAGCTCAGAAGGTTGAGAATGCTAAGAACATGGATGTTCTGATAACCAATGATCCAAAGGATTCAGTCTTGCCTGTTAGTTTTGGGGGGATTAATCCTGCTAGTCTTCCGTGGATGGACTTTGTAGAGAATGTCTTTACCAAGGCTGGTGGTACT